CGTTATTGATATCAATCCAGCCGGTTTGTAAATCAAAGTCAGTCACACCATTCAAGGACGATAGCTTCCCACCTTTGATGATGTTCGCTGTAAGCCCGTCTGTTGCGATATTCTTTGCCGATACGTTGATAAGCCGTGCTGTGCTTGCGTCAATTTCGCTGATATGAGCCGTGCCTATTTGAGCGTCGGCAATCATTCCGGACTTAATAACCCCGTCTTTGATGATGGTTTTCTCACCAACCGAGATTAGGCCCTCGTTAATCTTAACTGAGCCGTCTGGATTGAGGTTGATCTGGCCCAGCACGTCACCAGCGCTATTTAAGTTACGTACTGCCCATGATCCAGCAAGCTGTGTGACTTGCGTCCGTGTAGCTTCTGCTGTTTCCTTGGCCTGTTTGGCTTGTTCCGCAACTTGGATCGCTCTTTGTTGAGCGTCCTCGGCTTTTTCTATAGCGCTGTTTGATCTGGCCGAGGCTTCATCTGCTCTTCCCTGTGCTCCAATCGCAAGTTGTCTCGCTTCTGACGTTTTGCCAGATACCTCGCCGATTTTTGAAGTTAGTTGTGATTCGAGCGACCGTGTTTCTGCAAAAGCATCATCAAACTGACTTGGCTTATAAGAACCGGTATTCGATCCGCGGACAAGCATGACTTCTTTAATTTCTACCCAGCCATTCTTTGTTATGTAAGCATAAAATGGTAAGTATTTGTGATTCCCAAACTCAAAATCCGAAGACATGTAAAATGTACCTTGAAATTCTTTCCACTCGTCAGAAACGGGACTGCTTGGACGCCCGGCCGTGGCCGTGAACGCTGCACTATTTATAACGTGGTTTTTAATAACAACGTTAAAATCATCATCAAGCGCACCACGAATACGGTACTTAAAGCCAAGGGCATAAGTTTCACCTCGATAGATCTTGCGAACATAAATCGGGAGCGTAAAACCGGACCAGTTCCCAGACGTTAGACCTTGAGCCTTGATCGTAAAAATTCCGTTGTTTACAGAAACATTGACACCGGACCGGTTTTCATTTACTAAAACGTGCTGGTCCATTGTTTCGGAGTTAACGATCAGATTATTATCATCTACTACATACTTACCGACTTCGGTTTGGAAGATTTCACTAGACATAACAAGCCGTGATAACTTGTCTGGTGCGCCTGTTTCAGACGTACCAAGGATACGCTCAAAAACCTTGTTAGATTCGGTTAGTTTGTTAAATTCGACGGTTTGAGTTGCGATCTGTTTAGACAGACCAATTAAATCTCGACCCATGCTGTTTTGCACACGATCAATGTTTTCAAATTCGCCTTTGGTTGCAAACTGTTGGGACACTTTGGACACAATCTTACTATAGATCGTGTCACCGTCAACGCTCTTGACACCCTCGGTTACCTTGTCCTGCAAGTCTGGGCTACTTAAAATCTGTTGTTTGATCTGATCAGATAGCTTGCTAGTGTCTGGTAGCGTTCCGGCTTTCTTTAGGGCTTCTTGTGCTGTTGCGTTGGCCTGTTCGATAGCACGGTCAGTATTAGTCTTGGCTTCTTCTAGCTGTCTATTGACTTCTTTCTTGACGTTATCGACATCTTCCGTGTCAATGCGTTTCTCCCACATTGACCCGTTCCAGACATACATACGGTTATAGAGGCCATTCTTCTCAAACCAGATGTCACCAACCTTGTGCTCTTTATTATCTGGCTGGTTATACCAAACCTTGTTACCTTGTGCGTTTAAGAGATAGTCTGGCAAGCTATTTTCAAAATCCTGCTGGGCCTTAGCAATATCATCAACTCGTCCTGCTAGACCACTCTGCATCGTGCCTCTCACGTTCGTACCGATATCACCAAATTCCACGCTTTCGTTTCGCTCATTGATAAAGTCGTAGGTGATAGTGGTGACTTTTGCAGTTTCGTCTGTAAGACCGATCTGTGGATAGTAGATAGGTACGATGTCGCACAATTCCAGTTCTTCAATCCAGCCGTTATCTGAATAGTCTAGCGTTTTAGCTAAATCAGCATACTCGATCTTAATATTGATCTTAGGTTTCCCGATTGCATTGCGTTCCATGTAATCAGTGGTGATTTTACGCAATTTGTCAGGGGTTGGAATATCCTTGCTCTTGCTGTCGCTCTTAAACTCGCTGGAGAAGTCTACGACTTTAATTCTACGATGAGCGTAGACAGCTTTATATTTACTGTCTACGTAATTCTCTGGGAGCGTTACGGTTATTGGATCAGGCTGGCTGTCGCTAGTGTCACCCTCTGGCTTATCTGGTGTGTACGTTGCGAACGGTAGCACACTAGTATAGGCACTTTCAATCGTTTCATCTGATTCAGCAGATAGAATATTTCTACCGTACTCTAATACGGTTGGGGCAGTACGTCCAAGCTGTTTGTGCAGTCGCACGGTCATGTTATCAAATTCGTACTCACCACCCCAGATATCAAGGATTGATCCCTCGACACCACCAAGGGCTTGTCTTGCATTCTCCATTTTCGAGATGTCAAACACACCTTTACCAGTGGTTTGAATATCACTCCATACATCAAAACGTAAGTCGCCGATAAGAGCATCTTTCCAGCGACCCAGAGCAGACTGGGCAGTACCGCTCATGGCTGTGCCATTTCTGACAGCCATGTATTCCAGCTTGTGACTGATATGCTGACCGTAGATTTTAACGATGTTACTGCTATCTTTTACGATACGAGAGATTTCAAACGTCTGGTTCTTGGTACGTAGTCCAGCATCAGCTTTCAGCTTCATCTCTTTCTCGATCATCGCAACCGCTGGATCGTTCACGGGAATTTCTGCATACAGCGTATAATTCCCGTTACGTTCCCGTGTGACAGTCCCCTTGGTTACGTTAAGCTCACCGAGGCCATATGTATCAAATGACTGCTCATTTTTATTAAATAGTATAGGCCTCATAGCTTAACCCCCCAATTCGGGATCATGTACACACCAAAATTGCCGTCCCAACTAATCAAGTTACGTCCATAATCAAGATATGGCATTTGGAATTGCGGAGACCGTACAACCTTATTCCACGCTGGTAGGTTATCTTTAAATACTTGGTTCGCTTGCATGTCGAGAGTGATCTCGCCTTGTACATTACGAAGTTTGGTCTTTCGACCATTGATAGTAAGCGTGCAATCACCAGACCCGACTAGAGTAATGATAGGTTTTGCGTTGACATTGCCGATACCGTTGACTGTTGCACCATTCTGTAACGTTTGAGTGCTACGGCCCTGCTTGTAGAATTTAACTGGATAACACACAAAATTAATTGTTGCTTTACCAAACTGGCGCATTGTTTCCTCTATGCTAAACGTTTCAAGATAGGCAGCACGATAAATAAAATCTGGATCGTAAGAAATGGTTAAATCCTTATACCCTGCCACGTTTAACCACTTAGAAATTTTATAAACTTCCGTAGCGATCAAACCCTTTTCTTTTACGAAGTTAACGGGAAAGCTTAACTCAGCAGAATTAAGACGGTTGTTACTGATAAGCAATTCACCGTCTCGCCCTGCTACTGTTATACGCTCCACGTCTGGGCTGGAGGTAGTGATCTTCTTGCCTTCAGCTACTTTTAAGCCAAATTCAGTATTTTTCTTTCCGTTAAAAGTAAATGTCGTCAAGCTAACCCCCTCCCCTCTTGATTAGTATAGTAAGCTAGTTCACGCATTAGACGTTTCATAAATTCTGGTGTCAAATCTTGACCGTTGCTATTTCCATGTACATTCAATGTATAATTTTGGTTTGGTCGTTCACCACGATTGTTACCACGTTTTACTTGGTCAATCAATTCTTGGATAAACGGTACAAGATCACGCTGTTCATTCTCTCGTTTCCATTCATTCACATTCTTAATTCGTTGTGTAACGTTCGCTACTTCCGAATATTTCCAGCCTATACCGTCTGCAAAGTTCGATATTCCTAATTCACGCATGAAGTTTTTAGTCAAACCAGCACGCATGACTTTTGAGCCTTTTGGAAGATCAAGGATAACGTTACGCCCCTCTGGAATAAACGATGATCCGTTTGGCAATGTAACCATTTCTTTGTAGAGTGTACCAGCTTGGTCGTTGACCATAGCAAGCCCGCCCTCGTGGTAGTTTGTACCTCTAGCGTGACCTTTAACTGTTCTTTCAATAGTCGTAATAACTGTCGTCCAAGATGTCGGGATGGACATGATCGCACCTCTAGCAATCACTGCACCAAGTTGCGCACCAGACGCATCCGCATTTATTATTTTGACTGGCGACGGTGTTGCGTTCCAAGCGTTTTGATTATCAATTGCTTGTCTTGCAGCAGTGATCGCACCAGTTGGATCACCTAACTGCGGTTTAACTGGGCTTGGAGTGTTATTCCATTCTTGTTGTTTGTTAATCGCTTGTTGTGCGCCATTGGTTGCATTGCTTGGATCGACAGTGATTTGTTTAGTTGGTACATTAAATCCGTTGTATAATCCCAAAGCACCCATAGCTTGATTCGTTCCAAGCGTCACACCATCTGGAGTTGCGATCAGGTCTGTTTTATGATCTGTCGGTAGTGTTAAGATGCTGGACATCGCACTAGCAATAGCGCTCTTGGTCTTATCTTCTGCATCCAAATTGACTACGTGAGCCATACCAGTCAGCGAATCAACAGCAAGTCTTACACGTTCAGCTTTATCACTCGCAGCATCTTTTAAGATCAGTTCTTTCTGTTCTGGTGTGAGTGTGTTCCAGCGTTCAATGATCGCAGTAGCACGCTCGCCAGATGATAAGAAGTCGGTATTCTTCATCAAGAGTTCTTTGACTGCTGCTGGCATCGCATTGTATTGCTCAAGCAAGGTCTTGCTGTCAAGGACTGCTTTCATTCCTTGGTTGTTGCCAACCACAAGTTCTTTTTCTTGAAGGGTTAAACTATCCCACTTGCCAACTTCAACCAAGGCCTGACCAATGGTCATCTTAGCATTTGTTTCAAGGTTTGCGTGTTTAAGGATAAACTGCATATTCTCCCAGCCGTTTTCAGCTTGAAGAGCTTTAGTTACTTCCTCTTGCGCATTGGTTTTGACTTGTCCAGTTTTAGGATCAAATACTAATCCATTCCAGATGTTGTTAGCGTCTTTGGTTTCCTGCGACATGTTTTGTAAACTTTTGGCAACCATGCCAGATGACTGACCTACGATGTCAGCGAATTGATCTGCCTTAGCCATCAATTTGTCATAGTCAAGTCCAAGTTCCGCCCAATCCTTACGCATTTGGTCAAAGTACATCTTACGTTGTCGATCATCACCAAAATTAAGAGGTACTTTTTTACTCCACTCTTTTTGAAGTTCTGCATACTCACGTCCAAACGCTTCCATCTTGGCCTTGTGTTGGGAGTTTAATTTCTCCATTTCCTTGTTGTATTCGGACTGGCTATAAATTCCCTTGGCGTGAGCATCTTTTAGAGCAGTAACTTGCTCGTCGTATAGTTTCTGCTCTTCTTTGAGCCATTTAGCTACAACTCCTGAACCCTTACGCAACTGCGTTTCATTTAGATCGCTGATCTGGCCATTCATGGCTTTTATAATCGCAGTACGTTCATCAGCGGAATATTTCTGTAACGATAATTGCTTATCAATAAATTGATTCTCATAATCATAGATAAGAGCTTGTTCTTCACGGGTGATCTTGCGTTTCTGGTCAGAAGCGTTTTGATAAATCTGCACAATCTCATCTGTCATGGATTTTATATTTTTCTTTTGCTGTTCCGCTTGCGCTACAGCTCGCTTCTGGATTGTTTCGTCCGCACCGACTTTTTCAAGACCTTTTAAAGTTTTTTCAAGGTCTTTGTCAATCGCTTTTTGGATATCATCAGCAAGTCCCTGCACGCTCTTACGTACATTTTCAACCGCTTGTGCTCCACCTTGACCAAATCCGATTGTCGCTTGATGCACTTCATCAACTTTAGCTTTCAAACGTGACAATTCTTGGTCTTGGAGCTTGCTTACGCTCGTTCCCCACGTTTGGGTACGTTCGTTAGCATCTGCCATTTCTTTGGCAATGATCCCGATACCTATTAGTGCAGCACCACCAGCGAGGACACCCCAAGTTAATGGATTACCTAATAATCCAACTGCTGTACTCAAAAGTCCTGTGCTTGCCGCTGCACCCTCAGCAGCCGTACCAGTAGCAGTCATACCTGTGGCCGTTTGTTTTAGACCATTGATAAATCCGCCACCGTTAGAAATAGTTTTAAGTGTACCGCTAAACTTACCAATTCCTCTAGCGATTGTTCCTAAGCCTTTAGCAAAACCACCGATGATACTTGCGCCACCACCTAATAATTTAAGTGCTGGGCCGATTGCAGCAGCAAGACCAGCCCATTTGATGATGCTTTGTTGCTGTTCGGTTGACATCTCACTAAATCTCTTATTCATGTCAGATAGGGTCTGTAACCACGGTTTCGCAGCATCCAATCCACTATTTAAAGCCTTGAGCAGTGGCCCACCAAACTCAATAGCGATGTCTGTGAGCTTGTTCTTAAAGATTTTAAGTTGCGATTCTGTGGTTTCGTAACGTTTGCTTGCTTCATTGGTAAGTGCGTTATTTTCTTTCCAAGCGGTATTAGAGCGATTAACTGCCTCGCTCATCTTATCTGATGCTGATGCTAAGGATTTCAGCATATTCCCTTGTCTGATCCCTTTCATTCCAAGGTCAGACAAAATACCATCCATGTTTTTGCCCTCTTCGTGGGCGCGTTGTAAGCCTTTAATAAATGATTGTAAGGCTTCTGCTGGTTTTTCTTTCCAAGCAGTAGAAAATTGCTCTGCAGTCATTCCTGCTGTACTTGCGATAAGTTGGAGTTTTTCTTTTGCTCCTTTACCCACACCAGCGACAGCCTTACCAATACCAGTAAGGGTCTGGTTCATTGCAGTTCCACCTGCTTCTGCTTCAATCCCTACACTACTCATGGCAGTTGCAAGCCCTAAAATTTCTGGTGTGGTCAGACCGGCCAGTTTACCGCCTGCTGCAAGCCGGTTGGTCATTTCGACAATATCACGTTCTGTCGTAGCAAAATGGTTACCCAAATCCACCACGGCTGATCCAAAATGTCCAGACCATGTACCAAGATCTTTACCAGACACTTGCATGATATTACCGATTTTAGCGATTGATGATGCTGCTTCTTCTGAGCTTAGGTTGGTAGACACTCCCAAATTAATCATGGTTTTTGAGAAATCTTTAATCGCACCGATTGGTACACCTAACTGTCCTGCTGCTTCTGCGACATGAGCGATCTCAACCGCACTTGACGGCATCTCTTTGGCCATTTCACGGATACTATTGGATAGTTGTGTGAATTGTTGTGGAGTTCCGTCCACTGTTTTCTTAACGCCAGCGAAGGCACTTTCATAATCGATCGCAGCCTTAACCGCCGCACCAGCACCAGCGAGGAGTGGGACAGTCAACCCTTTCGTAAGTGTTGATCCAACACTTTGCATTTTCGAACCAATACCCTGCATCTTTTCACCAAATGACTGCAAGCCATTCCCAACTTGCGTCCATTTGCTTGACTGGATATTGATTTCTCTCGTGAGGTCAGCATACCGCCCCCTCAAGTCTGATAAGGTAGTAGCAGTCTGCAACATAGCGTTACGTGCGCCTAACAAATCTTCTTTATTCTTTGCACTCGCACCACTCAAATCACCAATTTCAGATTTTAAGTTGTTGTAACGCTCCGTTTGTTGTTTTAGAATTCCCTCATAGGCTTTAATACTATTCGCAGTTTCACCTAAAACGGTTTTCATCCCTGCTATATTTTTAGCGCCCTTGCCAGCATTTTTAAAGGATGTTTCCATCGCTGATAAAGACTTATCCAAACCACGCATATACATACTCAGTTGTTTTGTAGTCCCTACAAATGGTTGGATATCCAGCGATGCTGTTGCTACTAATTCACCTAAATTACTAGCCATTTATCCTCCTTTCCTAACCAAATAAAAGCGGAAATGCTTTATCAAGCGTAGTCTCTTTCTCTGATTCTTCTTTCTTCGTTTCAAAGGCCTTAACCATTAAATCGAAGTCAGACAGTCGCATCTGCTTAATTTCAAGGATTGTATATCCCTGTTGCATTAACTCTTGAAACCAGATTAAGAGATTATCTCGTGCTTCCTCTGGGCTTATCCCTTTTTTTCGTCATCGTCCTCAAGTTCTTCAATCACTTCTTCTTTGATTCCAAGCGCTGCGAGATAGATTTTTTCAAGTGTTTTTAAAATCCCGATATCCGCTTGCTTCAAATCCTCTACCTTGAATTGACCACCAAACATATCTACAAACATCTTGAGATATGCTTCATTTAACTTACGATTCTCTTTTGGATCATTTGCCTTTTTAGGGTCTTGGATAAGTGCTGATTGTCGCACGTTTTGTTCAGTTGCGAGGAGATTATCCTCTACATTGATGTATTCTTTGGTAAATTCTTTATCGATTCCACCGATTTTTAGCTTGATCGTATACATTTCCTACTCCTTTTTGGTTTAAAAATAAAAATAAAAAGCATGGAAATAAATCCATGCTTAGAAAGTTGTTATCCTGCGCCTACCACCGCTGCTGGTGAGGCGCTTACGCTTTTGGGAATACAGCTTCACGGAATTTTTCAAGGTTAAATCCGACACTATCTTCACGGGCAATAATCATTACATCACCGTTTTCGTTATCTCCACGAGCTACGAAGTTACCTGTAACTGTATCTTCTTTAGGCGCTGGAGAACCATCTTTAGTTTCTGTTTCCAATCCGGGCAATGAGAATTTACCTTTGAGGAGACCGATCCAGATAGCTTTACCGTCTTCTGTTGATGTACGGAAGCAACAAGCCACATCTTTAGGTGTGAGGTTTTTGTTGTAGATTTCCATACCGTCTTTAACTTCAATTCCGTACAATACTTTACGCGCTTCTGTAGGTAGGTCAAGTACAGAAATATCTAATTGTGTACCTGTGATACCAGATGACAATACTACGTATGGGCCATCATCGGCAGCGATCGTTACAAGTTCGTTCGTGATATCAATCTTAGCAGATTTCATACCAGTCAATTTCATAGTAGTTGGGACTTTGTTTTCAGCGTTTACTTCACCAAATTCAAATCCACGCAATCCAAATTTCACTTTAGACATTCATTAATCCTCGTTTCTTAATTTTTCCAGTTGCCAATCAAAAAAACGATACTTTCTTACGTTAACCAGTAAGTCAATATCGTTATCTCTATATCTTGGCAGTTCGTTTGTTGTGTAACGGTCAAAACCGTTACTTTCTAAAATTTTATCCATCAATTCAGCAATCTGTTCAGACTGCTTGGCATTCACGCACCAATAATTAATCGTGATCCGATGTTCAGTCGAGATGGCTTTATCGTCTGCAAACTCAACATCATTTTCATACGTTGGATAGATACGCATAAAGGGCGCTAAATCTTTACTTAGCGCATTAGTCGGGCGCTCTGGAATGTCGTAAGTAAAAATGCCTTGTTTAAATCCAAGGCCAAACTTCTTACCTCGTAGCTTGTCGAATAATGTATTCAGTTCTTCGCTACTGCTTAATAACTTATAAGCTATTGTTTCTACTGTCACAATCCCAATCCCTCCTTTACTTTCGTTGCGTATATCTCTTTTACAATTGGTGTTGCTTCATTAATTGTTTTTTCTTCGAATCCTTGCCCTCTTTGGTACTTTGTACCATCATCGGGGAAGTGTATCCGCCAACCTGTGGCACGACCGTATCCGATATCTTTTGAAATCAAACCGTGGTCGCCACCTTTAAACCCTGTCACTCTCGTATCATCTTTAGCGTGGACTTCATCGAGGATGAAGTAAACTGGTGTGTTTACTTTCAAAATTTCCTCGACTTTATCTGCTCCCTCTTTGACTGCTGCTCGTGCAGCCTTTGGGGCTTTCACTTGCAACTCATTAAGTCGTGATAAAATCTGATCCAGACCCTTTGTCATGTCCGCCTCTTAATACTGATCTTGTCCATATCAAATGATGATTCGTCCACATCGATAGACACGATATCATAGTCAAATCCATTAAATTCAACATGATCCGAGCTATCAAATGGACATCTTGGATGATGTCGAACGTACAAGGTTTTTAATTCACTCGAAGAAACAATTCCTTTAGCTTTCTTGTTTGCTGTCTGGTTTGCTCCCTCCTGAAAATCTTTCAAGGAAGTTTTAGCGACCTCAGCCCAACAAGTATAGAGATTTTCACGAATTGGAGAGATAACCTCTCCATCTTCGTTCTGACCTCCGATTTCACGGAAGAACGTTACTCTGTGATTCATCTTTCTTGTTATCATCGAGTTCCCTCCGTGTGCGTAGTTGATGGATAATGTTTAAAACACCGTTCGCTAGTCCATGACGTTGTGTGTCAGCAGATAAGCCACGATGTTCATATTCTTCTTTCACTTGCTTCTTAACCGCAAGTTCAAATTTAGCGTATTTTGCTAAATCTTTAGGAGTTACATCATTCCCGATAGCAAAACAGATTTCATCTTGTGCTGATTCAATCATTTCTTCAATTAGTTCATCTTCGAAGTCATAATCAATCTTGCAATAGAGTTTCACACTCTCTAATAATTCGGTTGAAACACTCATATTTCTAACCTCCGATCAAGGCTAGTAACTGCTCTTTAGTCTGTGATGCAGTGTATGAAATTCCTTTGCTATCGAGATAAGCCATGATGTCGGCTTTGGTGCTACTTGCGGTTGGTACTGCTAGAGTTACCGCTGACCGTGAGACACCCCCGCTAATTGGGGGAGTATTAGGGCATAGTTACGAAGTAACCAGCTTTCGCATCAGCTTTCTTAACATCAAAGCGTACAACTGCTTGCAAGTATTGACCGTAGATTTCGTTATCAGTCCAGCGAAGACCCAATTCTTGACGATCTGCAAAAAGTACAGCACGTTGAATATCACCGATAAATGCTTTAGCTTCACCAGATGCACCAAGAGTAGTGTCAGATACTACAAATACTGGATGTCCAAGGAATGCTTTACCTGAAGCAGAGACAATAGAATCTTGAAGCAAGTAACGTCCGTTCTTGTCTTTCATTGTGTCAAGTTTTTGGTAGAAACTTTGAGAAACTACAAATGATACATTGTAAGCTGGGTCAAGGTTCACATTCAAAATTTCCTTGATTGCATCCAAGTCAGCAGCAGTCTTAGCTTCAAAATCTTTTAATACAGTAGCAATTGCATCGTTTGTAGTATTTACCTTGATTTGGTTTGCTGCTTCTGCAACAATTGCCAAAAGGTCAACATCTGCATCATCAATAGCTTCTTGAGACAATGGAATTGCACCACGGTAAGTTTTAACTTTCCAGTCAATTCCTGTAAATTCTGGTTTAGCAAGAGCTGGGTTTTGTTCCAATTCTTCAACACTTGCCATCTTAGATGTAGCTTTCTTCAAGATTGGGTAAGACCCCTCACCTTTAGACGCCTTGTGAATTGTAGTGAATTGTTTAAGATCAACAACTGTCTTAACTTCACGCATTGGAGTAGTTACGATTTCTTTGCTAGTAACTTTTTCAGCTCCGTCTTTCTTCAAACCATCAGTAGTAGGATTTACTGCTACGTTCATTGGAACGAGCACATCTTTACCGTCTGTTTTTAATTGACTATCAACTACCGCACCTTTAGTACGAATGTATTCGTTTACTGATTCACTATATGTTTTAGTTTCTGTTTCTACTGCATGAGTTTCAGCAGTTTGTGGTTCGTTTTTCACATCTTTAAACAAATTCAAATCCTCCGTTAATGTGTTCAAAGTTTCTTTCTTAGCATCGATAGACGCACGCATTTCTTTCGCTTCATTAAGATCAGCAGTAGCGCTATTTTCCAACATAGCTTTCAAATCACTTGTAGCAGTTTCAATTTCTGCTTTAGTTTCAGCGATTTTAGCTTCCAATTCTTTGATTTTTTCATCAAACATTTAGGTATATTCCCCTTTCTTTTAAAGACCGCTTAAGATGGCCTCTTTTTCCAGCTCAAATAACATTGCTTGAGCTTCTTTTGCGTTCGATTTCTTCCGTGAATAAAAGTCATCGATGACTGCTTGCGGTAACAATCCACTTTCGAGGCTTGCCACTGCGCCTAAATCTTTCTCAAAAGTCATCAGCTCATCAGCAAAACCTTTTTCTACTGCCACTTGCGCTGGCATAAAGGTTTCGTTCTTCATCATTTCGAAGATTTCATCTTCTGATAAACCAGTCTTTGAGACATACGCATTAATAATCGTTTGATCGCTAGATTTGAGAGCATTTACAGCCTTCTCTAAATCATCGCTATTCCCAGATGCACGAGTAAGTAGTGCTTTGTGGATCATAATTTGTGCAGTTGGACTAATTTTGACCGTATCCGCACCCATGATCGCAACACTTGCAGCACTCGCAGCCATTCCAGTCACTTCCACTGTGACGTGGCCTTTGTAGTTCTTAAGCGCGGTATATATTTCGCTTCCTACTGTAACTAAACCACCGGTTGAATTGACTTCTAGCGTGATATCCTCGTTGATATCTTCTGGAAATTGATCCGTAATTGACTTTGCGCTGACTGCCTCTAGCCCGAAAAACTCATACGCTTCGTACTCGTTATTCGAGATCAGAGGCCCTTTCATCTTGATTCTCTTTGCCATTTCCATTCTCACCCCCTTTCATTGCTTGGTATTCCTCTTTCTTATCGAGGAACACATAATTCAAGCTGGATTGATAGCGATCCATGTTTGGATCAGACGAACGCTCTTTACCAAGCTCCACACGTCCCTCATTGGGTGTAATGACTTGGTTGATAATCAACTTCGTGATTTCATCCACGTTACGACCTGTCACGCTTCGAGTGTCAAAGTCAATCTTATATTTCTTGCGTTCTTCATCGTCCAGCACTTTAAGGGCTAGTTCGCTTGAAATAGCATCAAAATAGAATGGCAAATCATTCGTAACGTAGTCTTTCGCCAACTGATCGACTGACTGGTTAGGGCTATTCACACCCAATTTATAACTTGGTACTCGCAAGGCTTTCGCAATCTGTGCGGTCGTAAAGTTATTAGATGTGATTAGTTGCAAGACGTTCGTATCTATTTCGAGTGGCGTGTACTCTTGTGTGTCGTCAAACACTAAAGGACTGCCACCAGTAGACCCCTCACGCATTTTTTCAAAATCTATACGGGCTTTTTTACGTGCTTCACCATTCAATTGAGCGCCTTTTAATTTAATAATTCCGCTTGAGAATCCATCACGGAAGAATTTAATTAAGGTATTCAGCCCACCATCTTGTAAACTAATCTCACTGCCAAGTGATAGCAATGGAGACCGTCCTAAAATGGTGTCATGACTAAAAAACTTCCAATGAATGACATCTTCTGCCTTACATTCAATGTCTTTACCCGTCAAACGGTCACGGAATGTATAGATCAGTCTGTGATCGTTCGTTTCCTCTACGGTCGTTTCAGATGGCCTATAGAATTGAAATTGAAGTGCCTTGTCAGTCTTTGGATCACGTAAAATCCGTGAGAATGAATTACCTGTTAGAATCGCATTTACGGTCATTGCAAACTTCCATGTTCGTGCTGACACGTTACCAGTCGATTTAACATTCAAGAGGTAATTCAAATCTGCATCTTGTTCGATATTCCCAGTGAAGTCTTTCTTCAATAGTGGGAATCGTGCGATATCTCCAGCGATGATGGTGACTGCGGTTAAGATATCGCTGTTCTTCAATGCAGATATTCCTGTGTATTCTGGGGAGTAGTTGCCAGATAACACGGAAGAAATATAATCATCGTAAGAGGGTTTGGTTGATCCCAATGGTTGAAAGAAACTCATATAATCTCACCTCCTTTCTATCCATCAGAATCAATTCTTCTTATGCTTGTGCTCAAGTCGTTTGATTTGATCTGCTAAAACTTCAATGACATCTACTGTGTCCTGAGTGAATTTAAAGAAATCGTTCTCTAAATACTCAATACGTTCTAACAGTTCATATTTCTTCTTGATTCGTTTTTTCATCGTGCACCTCCTTGATCAATGTAAATGGCTAAAATAATTAAGATCAATCCAGTCGAAATAAATCCAACTATTGGATTAACCAAGAACAGACCGTAAATTAAAAATCCTATGCCGATCAGCAATAGGATTGTGTGTATATATTTCAGCAAAATCAAAATAGGCTACCTCCTCCCAAAATTTTCTCATTCGTCCAGTAGCCTGAACCGTCAAATGGTTCAAGGTAGCATACTGCGTAGGCATCTAATAAGGCATCTAGTGGGTCAATTTTATTACTGTTCTTATCCTTATCAATACGCATACCGTTGTTATCAACCTTGACACGGGCATTATTAATAGCCATCGTGAGCAGTTGATTTCCAGCGTGCTTTATCGTGCCTTTTAAGACTTCATCTCGTAGCTGTCTGGTTGGCATATTCAAAACCATCGTATTCTGTCTAACTTCGATTAGTGGCCATTCTGGATGTCGTTTCTCAATCATGGCTATTAACGAGCTAAACTGATAAGGGTCGAAGCATATCGCTTGTAACTCCCATTCATTCATATAGATCATTTCTTCTAGCTTCTCAAGCACACGTTCATCATCAATCACACCACTCTCAAGGGTCGTAATCTCACATTCACCCATACGTTCCAAGTTTGTATAGGACACACCGTCACGCTTCTCTTTGGCCACTAATCCGTATTTCGTAGCTACAAAGGAAAAACTGTCACAAAACCAATAATCGTCCATCTGAACCATTGTGGATATAGCGAATAAGTCATTAACTTTCCCTACGTCCACCCCAATCCAAACCCTACGCTTGCGTGTGTTTGGTTTTTCGTCTAATTTAGCCTGTTGCCAGCTAGACTTATCCATGTATGAGCTTTCAGATGATTGTCGCCACATATTGAAGTTTTTAACTAGCACTTCATTCACCGTGCCAGTTTCAAGAGAGACTTTCCTACGCGTTCTGAGGTAGTCGATCATGTTGTCATAGAGCGCTTTAACCTCTAAGATTGGATTCGACTTAATCCAGTTCGCTTCATCTTTGATTTCTTCTTCATTATCTTGTTCGGCGATAAACGCAAAGTAACCGTCATCTGTGATTTCATCGTTCAAAATACGTTCGATGTATGGATATTCGATTGTGTGCATCGGTACATTCAAATCAAATCCAGCGGTTGAAATAATCAAAATCAATGGATTATCCAATTGTCCTTGACCAGATTCAAGTAGTTCGATCATTTCATTTGTTTTTGATGCTGCAAACTCATCCAATACACCAACATAAGGCTCAAATCCATCGACCGCCCCCGTATCACGGGAAAGTGGTCGTATATAGGATTCATCCACTAAGTTTCTCAACTCCTCACGCACTCGTTTAGTGGCCTTGCGGACATCTTCATCCTGTGCCCTTAAAGCATCTAACTGCTTTCGGGCCATTTCAAACGCGATCTTTGCCTGTGTCTTGTCATTCGCTGTACAAAACAACTGTCTAGACATCGCTGGATTGCGACCAAACAGAAATTCATAAAGCAAAATACCAGCTACAAGAATAGTCTTACCATTCTTACGTGCTAGTGAAATCATAGCTTTTCTGAATCGTCTGATAGTCTTATCGGATTTTCTGCGCCAGCCATATAGACTAGCAATGATAAACTTCTGAAATTCTGCTAGTGGGTAAGGTTTACCAGTTTTAACATCTGGGAGGATTTCGATAAAATCAATCGGGTTCTGCGCCATATCTGGAAAGTAGTCGTAGTCGCTGTTTGGGATGTTTTCCAGATCTCGCAAGTGTCGCAAGCAAGCCTTATAGACTTTCTTACTGACAATACGTTTTCCATCTATAACATCTTTAGCGTATCTGTACGCTACGTCTTGATATTTCTTATCTACAATTGTTCTGATCCTCCTTTCTGGCAATTAACAGACCGTGTAGGAATCGAACCCACATCTACAAGGTTGGAGCTTGTCATGTTGCCATTACACCAACAGCCTAAAATAAAAAGCCATTTCATTAAGAAATAGCTTTATCCTCCAAATTTATCAAATATACTGGTTTTCTTTTCTTCTACTTGTGGAACATACAACTTCATTCGACTGTCCACGGTCAAACCAAGTTGCGATGCTGCACGAGTTAAGTTAGTGGTCGCACGCTCCAAACTATATAGCATTTTATTCGGTAAGACTTTACCTGTGCTGGTTTCGTATACGTATCCCTCTTTCTGCAATCCACGAGAGATTTCTTTATAGACCGCATACCACGTACAATATGTTTCTAAAATCGCACGATCTAAATTTCTGAGGGGTAGCTTTCGCAAGTCATTAATCACACGTTTGTATTCTGCTTTAGCAATCGCATCAAAGTGTTTTGGTGGTGTGATCTGCAATGCTTCCAAACCGTCAGAAGCCTTGTCCTCGATCTTTTTGCGTGCAATCTTCTCTTCTTTCGTCAAATGACTTTTAGTCGTTGCTACTAGCTTCATTTTTCGTCCCATATTGACACCTCCTTTACTCAAACGACTTTTCAAAAACGGAATTTTTCGTGCAAAAGAGGCCGCGTCCTTTGAATCACGAACAATATACCCCCGTTCATAAAATCGTGGGGGGTAAATTCCGAACATTATTTATATTTTATCCGTGTTCGTTCATCCACTACCAACCGTTCGGTTCGGTAGGTTGACACTATCGACAATCACAATAGATTGTTCCGATAGAGAATTGCTCTCTTATCATTGCATCTTTTGCAACTTGCTTTTAAGTTTGTTCTATCTAATCTTCTATTCCAATCAGCTTTCAATGGAATCACATGATCTGACATTGTTGCTTCGTCTCCACAATACTCACAAACATAATCATTCTCAAGCAGAACCAATCGAGACAATGCTTTCCATTCTTTGGAATTGTAGAATGCTTTAGCTTCTCTGTCATACTTCCATCTCATACGATTGTATTCCTTGTATTCGTCTTGCCTTGATCCATAATCAGACAATACTCTCTTGCCTCTTGACATAGTAAGTTTCTGTGGTCTCATATTATCACCTTTTAAAATAACAAAAGAGATCCGCAAGCTAATGCAGATCATTGGTACTGAAAATAAGGAGACAACTACAACTAGGCTTGTGAACGGTTCTGCTGCCTTACGGATCTCTTTCTGTATACTATATTATCACCTTATGTGTATCATTTGTTAACGTTTGGTTCATTCCTAAATGTTTGATTGCTTTTGTTCTTGCTCTTTGGATTGTCGCATGAGAACAGTTTAATTCTCTTCTGGTTTCTTGCCATGAATACCCATTAACGTACATTAATCTCAATACGATATTTTCCAGCGGGTCGTCTAAATCCTCGATGGCATTAATCAGGCGTGTGCGTTCTTCCATGAGCTGGTTAATCTCAGCACGTAGTTTCTCTGCCCCGTCAATGATTTTAATATTTAAATCTTCCGTAGCATTTCCTTGCTTACCGCCTTTCGGTTCGTCAGAATAGACCTGCCCCTTTAAAATAGCCGACTTTAAGTTTTCGATCTCCTGCCTTTTGGATTTGATTTTGATATCAATATACTTTAATGCAGATAGTCTACTTGCTATGTTCATTCGTTGCCCTCACGATAGATAAGAAGTAGTTCGGTAGCATAAGTGAGATTTGCACCATTAAAAAACTCACGTTTTGTATCTGCAATTTTGACAATGCTGATAACGTCATCAATCGAATTGTCATTAATAAAATTTTCTACTCTTTCAGCGACATCATAATACTTATCACTTACATTATCTTTGTCTTTAAATAGTTTCGCTTTAATCATATTACCCTCCCACTCCATTTCTCTCAGCCACCTCTTTCAGTTCTTCCGCACGTTGTCTCTCACGCATCTGGTACTCGCTGTTTAACTTATTCAAAATCACATCCTGCGCATTATTTTTTTCAGCCATTCGCTGGATAGACAGCTCATGCTCTTGTACCGTCCATTCCAAATCGTGGCATCTATTAGTTAGCTCATTGATCCGTGAGTTTAAGTTGATGCACACGATCAGAAATATCAGCGATACTGATGCGAGTATTGTGTAAAATAGTTTAGTCATAACATTCCCTCCACATCTAAAATTTGGTCAATGATATTTTTTAAATCATATAGATCGTCAAAAGGTTTTACTGCATCGTATAAATTGTAAAAGTACGAATCGGTTACAAATAAATCGTCCTTGCCAAGTACAGCAATCTCTAGCTTGCCATTTATTTGAGCAATGGATAAAGTTCTGCTCGCTCGTATTGGTATATGTACATTGTCTAAACTCATTGCTTCCCCTTTTTATTTTTAAAAGCAATCACACTAGCCCAGATCAAACCAGAGAGCCAGACCAGTGCGAATAGTAAGTAGATAAAGTTTTGTAAGTCCATTAGTCCACCTCAAACAATTCTGAATTTTCGTAGATATTGCCGACGACCTCAAATGTTTTAGATACATGAACAGCAAATTCTTCAAAATATTCTACATCTACGCCTTGCCCGAATGGTACACTAAAACCATATTTACCAATCATATAAAATCCTAATGTTTGATGATATTTAATATCGCTTATCACGTCTCCATCTGTAACAATATCCCCCTCAAAGATTTCCTTGCCATTCTTATCACGCAAGCCTGTTGATTGCATGAGAATGACATCTTCGAAATCATAGTATTTTACATCTCGTTCCACCGCAAGACCTCTTTCAAAAAAGATTTGTTGTGTCATTATTTGTGTAAGGTCATAGTCAATAACCAAAAGGTCATTTTTTACAACCATCCAGTTTTTTTGTTTTTAACCACGCTCTAAACTTTGGAATCATCTTACACCTCCTTAGGTTTCAATCTATTTCTTGCTTCGCTTATATAATACTGAAAAACATCATTGCTACTATGCTTCTTAATCAATTCATCTAGTGCTTTCTCGACCATTTCAGATCGAGTTGAATATCCATAGTATAGTTTTAGCGCTTCGAGATGTGCGAACAGATCATCGGTTAAAGTAACTGTAATTTTTTTCATTCTTCCACCTCCTCAAGCATCAACTACTGGAAAATGGATGTTCCCAATCACTAGAGAGGCTACACTGTAGTAATAGCCATTATGCTCTGCTTCGCAGTTGGCAATAGCCACAGGGTTCTGATTGTGGAAGATAGTTACTTTATTTTTATAACCTATTCCCCAGTGGTCAGGAATTTCTTCAGGATTACCAATTTCAACATCAGTGATAACCGCATCTAGCTCGACATCTTGAAACTCCCCTCCTGCCCAAGCGCAACAATCACTTTCAGACATCTCAATAGTAACCTTTGTGCCATCTTCAAGTAGCAGAAAGTCTTTATCCCATTTCACGATACGCTTATAGAGTAACAACTCTTTAAGCTCTTCTAATGACCCATATCTTGTATTTCCTCGGTCAGGGCTGTAATAGTCTGGTAATTTAATAGTTTCTGTCATTTTGGTTTTCTCATTTCTTTCCGCTTTTTTTATAAATCTTCTTCTTTAACAAAAGAACCATCCACCCAGCGACCTTTACGATCTTTAATCTCGTTATATGCGATCTCAAAGCAATCCGTAAAGTCATAATCCAGTGTTTTGCTGATTGATTTCAAATAAGCCACTGCACGCACAAGATTATGACGACACATTTCTTTACTTGCCAACTCTTGCGAAAGTTGAAATTCAGAAATGTTTGCATTCAGCAGTTTAAAACATTCCATCGCATCCTTGCGTCTGATGTTGTCTGATTCTTCAAAGATACTATGCACATCTTCCTCAATCAGCATCGCAAGCCCTACGATCACAACTGCACAATCACCGATGCTATCTTTAGTCAACTTTTCGTTTTGCTTGAGATACCCAGCGCACAACTCGCCAAATTCCTCGCTTAATTTAAGAGCCTGTTTGTCTAACCGTCCACCGTGTTCTAAATCACGATCCGTAAACCATTTCTTGGTTAGTGTTACTAATTCGTTTTCTAATTCCATAATCTTCTTGTTAATCCTTTCTTTGATAGAACGTTCACGGCCAACTACTGCCGTTCTGCCAATGTTTTTTTGTATGAGTAAGTTACTACTTGTATCTTTCAATCGCTGTCGATCCAGTCGGATGGATCGTTTAATTAAATCAATCTCCATAATATTCTCTATCTGTCTTTTTTAAAATAGGGGAGTTGCTCTGCTCCCCCTTTTTAAGAAAAACTAGAATAGAGGGCCTTTCTAATTTTATAGTGAGCAATACCCGATAAGTGGAATCGCACCACCTCGAAGTCTTACATCGGGTAGCTATCGGGACGGGTCGATAGCAATGAAATAAAAAATATAAAAAAGGTAAGGAGTCCACGAATGTCCCGTCCTAATCCTATAGAGGGAATCGAACCCTCTGAGGTTTCCAAGCCTCGCCCAGCATAGGTCGTTAGTCGTAAGCGTATATCAGACTTACTGTATGTAAATTTATGTAAGAAAGGATTCTCCTTTTTTATTTATATAGTCGATATACATTTTTTTGAGTTGTGTGTTAAGGCATAAAACCAGTAGTTTTATCACAACTCGTAACCCCTGTGAGGTTATGACCGACAGACCTGTTACAGTCTGCCAGCCTTAATCAAGCACCCAGTGCCAACGCACGTTCCAGATACATTTGAGATGATAGCCTGCGTTCTCGTCTCCGACCACGCTTGCGATATTTAAACGTAAACTCATACAGTGCCATATCCATCTTAGCCGTCATACGGTCTGGATAGCGGTCACTATAATACTGCATACATTGCAAGATAAATTGATTATCCAGACAATTCTCAAGATATTTCAGTTGGGTCGGAGGTGGCATCTGCTTGTCACGTCTTGCCTTTCTGATATACTGACAGATTTTCTTATCAGTTATACCTCGCCAAAAAGTTTCAACCCCACCCCATTCGACCATGAGGTTGTCATATTCCTCGAAGAATTGATCTATTAGTGACATCATTCACCCTCACGTTTTAATGCGATCCGTGCCATACCGCCAAGAATGAACATGCCAGCAAACGACAATACAAGACTGCTCTCAGAACCCGTATTAGGGAGCGTGTGAGCGTTTGTTTTAGTCGGTTGATAAATAACATTCACTTGCTCTTTCTGAGGCTCTACGGGCGTGCCAGACGGCTTAGAATTGATTTCAGCAGGTTTATCCTGCTTAGTTTGTGGTTTTAGTTCGTCACGTTTAGGTTCTGGAATATCAATGATAAGCTCTGGTTTCTCAAGGATTGGTGCTGGCGGCATCATTGGGATATCCTCAATATTGATCTCTGGTTTATCCAAGATAGGAGCGTCAAATGGCACTGTGCCACCTTTCCACTCAGGCTTGTCTAGCTGTGGTGCGTCTGGAGGTGTCACCCCACCCTTCCACTCTGGAAGATCCAGAATCGGAGCGGGAGGCATGAGTGGGATATCTTTTAAATCGATTGATGGTTTATCATATACTGGCGCTTCATTTGGAATTTCCCAAACAGGTTTGGTCTCTCCGACTGCATCACCCTTACCACCAACTAACTGGATCTTTTGATATGAAACAGCACCATCTGATTCTGCTTTAAGTTCAATCTTGTTAGTAGGGTTAGTTGAATCTTTAACCGCATTTGTGAGTTTAGTCTTGTAGTACAGATAGATCATGTGATCCAATCGATCCATCTTGATTGTGAACCCATGGTCTGATTTACTAATTGATTTAACAAGATCAATAGCAGAACCCTTGTCAACCCAAGGATCTAGGCTTTCAATGTTCTTAATTTCAAAATAGTTATCAACTAGCTTTTGGTTTTCACTCATTTCATCAATGATAGTCACGTAGTTAAGCACTTTCTTAGCATAGTTCACACGGGCTGTCCAATTAATTACTGTAGGGTCTTCCTTATCCTGTGAACCCCACTTAGCGATGAGTTCATCTTTGCCAATTTCTTGTTCTTTACCGATATTCGCAGTCACGACTGTACCGTTGAAGTTTACGTTTACAGGCTTACCTGCTACAACCTTATCTGTCCAACTTGCATCTAATTTAAGAGACATTTGTTTGTTGAGTGGATGATTTGCGAAATAGTCATTGAATACCGTAGTCACTTTATTCGCTGTTGCGTCTGCTGTAGCTTTACCAACTACCACGTTTTCAGGGTTATGTACATCGAATTCATAAGATGTTTCAAACTTCACCTCTTGAGGCAAGTCAAATGTAACCTTGTCGCCTTCATTAATCTGCATATCATCTGGAAAATGCACGTTTTTATATTCAACTGTAAAGCTCTGGTATCTTCCCGTGCCTTTTGATTGGTCGATCACGACTTCTGGGTTGGTTACTTGAATATCACTCCCATTCTTGACAAATTGTGTAACATTTCCTTGTTTGTTTGAATCGTTGCTTTCGCTTCCTGTTTCTCTATTTGAATTTTCAGCAGTTGGTTGTTCACTAGCGTTCGCTGTTTCATTTTTTTCTGTTCCAACTGTTCCAGTAGCTGGAGCTGTAACTCCGCTTGTTTCGTTTCCTGCTGTAGTTGTTCCTTGTACTTCATCTGCATATACTCCTTGTGCGGTTGCTACTGTTGCGATTGTTGCGACTGTTGCTAAAACTAATTTTTTATTCATGGTTTGTCTCCTTTACAATTGCGAGCGCATCTTCTACGCTTCGTGCGATTCCTGCAAGTGCGCCACGCGCCCTTACTGTTTTAATAAATTTCTTCTGTTCTGGTCTTACTTGACCTTTTGCGTTTTTTACTTCAATGTAAAATATCTTCCCATCTGGTCTAAAACCGTATAAATCTGGATGGCCTTTCGGTAAGCCCGTATCGAACCATCTGCCATCTGCGGTTTTAACTTTCCCGACATTTGCCCGAAATACTGTATAGCCATTTTCAGTCAAGGCCACTCGTATTTTATTCTGTATAGTATGTTCAGTTTTCACAATATCCTCCAAAAGTTCCCGTAGTGGTTCCGATTAATGGAACCACCAGAAACTCAGTATTATCAAGGGTTTAGGTCGTGTTTGGGGTAAAAAGTTCCCGTAGCAGTACCCGTTTCTATTTATATATATTTTTATTATTTTATTTATTATTATTTCAATAGAATAGTAATGGAACAGTGGAACCAATATATCCTAAACACTAGAACCGCAAGGTGTTAAGGTGGTTCCCGTTCTCCATTTTTTAATGGAACCAAACGGGAACTCAGGAACCTTTTTCATAACCCATTGTTGGAATCTGACTTTCTTCATCTGCCCAAATAAAACCGATATAGTGCTTTGGAACATCAACCGACGGAATGAATTTTCCTAAAGGCTTAATTTTCTTCTTCACCCAACCATCTGGAATGTTTTTAGCCAGTTGAATTTCAAACTTTCTTTTAGTCAGCTTCGTCACTCCCTCATCTTTGCACCATTCTTGATACAACCACCACAAATACCTTGACGGGAGGCGGGTGGATTCGAATTTATTGAACCATTCCATGACGAACGCTTTAACCGTGTCGTTTGATTCCTTGAAATCTTCGAGAGCTTCAAGCGATGCTTTCGGTTCAATGAATCTATCGAATGAAATTTCTAAGGCTTTCTTCAAAACGTATTCCAGTACTTCCTCACGGTAGATGTAATCGTCTTTGATTGCCCAATTATCGTCCTCACTAGAGAATGATTTCTTAAATGGGATGATTGCAAACCGTCTATATGTCCCGTTGGTTTTATTTTTAAACCGTGGGAGTTCATTCGTCGACTGGATCACCGTTTTCTTAAATACCGTGGTGTAAGGTTGTTTGTTCTTTTCTTCGACCAGCACGGGTTCACCAGTTACCACGCTATTAAAGTTTGATGATTCATCAACATAGATGCCTGCTTGGACATCATCACCAATCACTACTGTTTTCCCCTCAATCATTGAGAGTGAGAAACGTTCTGCAAATTGATTGATCTTCAGACTGGCTACGTTCTTCATTCCAACAACATTCGTGATTAACTGCTGGACTGTACCTTTACCGTCATTCCCCTCACCGACAAACCAGATCGATTTGCGGTATGAGTAGTTACCATTAAGGCTTGCAGAAATGACTTGCCAGATCAGTTTCACCAGCTCTTCATCTCCACTCATCAAGTCCAACAACCAATCATCTACGTTCCAACCATCAATGGTTGGAGATTTTGCAAAGTAGTTATATTCAGTCGCAATGGTTGAGAATGCTACAAACTCGTGTGTAAATCCTGTGAGGATCTTTCTTTGTTTATCGTAAATACCGTTTTTTACTAAGATAAAACGTTTAGGGTCTTTATATTCCCCTGTTGAGAAATTGCACGAGAAGTGTTCATGCTGGTTAACTCGTGGGGTCGCTGCAAGCATAAATAGTACATTCTTGGCTCGTGCTTCACTGAAATTCGGTTCTAACAATCGAATGATCTTATAAGCATAGCTAGGGTCTTTGTGGTAATATCCATGATCTGGATCATAGACCGCTACACGGTCATTCGATAGATTTACGATGTAAAGAATTTCTTCCATTCCCTGCGCCACTGCTAACTCAGTGAGGCGCGTGGGTGGATTCTTCTTTGGTGTTACAGTGTTCGTGACTGGATCATAATCGTTTTTATGTTCTTCCAGCCAGCGATTACGATAATCACGACACGCTAACCGAATTTCTCGCCAGTCGTTGGGTTTCTCGATAATTTCGATGAGATGCCGTTGCTGTTGCTTTTCGCGATATTGTTGTTTTAATAATTCAAGATCCATCCATATCCTTTCTAAGCATACTCTCAAATGTTCGGTCTAATTCGCTCTGGGGTAAACTTTCGGGTGTGTAGTGATTCGCTAGTTTTGCAAGCATATAAATCACATCTACCTCCACCCCTCTAAGGAGCAGGCCACCGATAAAACTTGCAAGAGCGTTATTCCTACCACCCTTATCGCCTAAGCCATATACGACCTGTTCAAAGAGTTTTGCTGTTTTACTTGAATACTCACCTTTCTGATAATCCGTTGTGAAATTCACCTTAGATTTTTTCTTTTCGGTTTTTAAAATTTCCAAAATCTCTGGTGGACACTCAGCGATAGGGTGCTTATTCTTCCACTTATACTGACCTTTAGAATTATTGCTTGGTGGTACTAAAATATAATTATTTCTGTTTGCTTTGATGTCTATACCAGCTTTAATCCGTATATCTTGACTAATTTCAACCCCTTGTGGTTTCTTCAGATAAATATGCTCTCCACCGCTTGGTGTGGTCACTCTCAAGGTTTCTGGTATGTATTGTGATAATTCCCAATCATTTAATGATTGGTAACCGTTTTCGGTCTTAGTGATATCAATGTCAATGACAAAGAAATCTACTGTTCTGAGCGCTATATTCGCATCTGGTTGTTCGTGCCAAAACCGTCTGATATCATCAGCAGTAAATGTACTATCTTTAAATTTAGTGATAGCACGCTTACTGCGCTTATCGATAGGAATGACAGAAAAACCGTTTGCTTGATAGTTCAGCGCATAATCTACCATTCCTACCATAATCTTAGAATGGCAAATCTAATTCATCGTCGTTAATTTTCATTGGTTCAGCCCCAGCGAAAGGTGGTAATTCTGATTGTTCCATCTTCGTTACGTTCAGATTATCGTAAGTCTGACCGTTGTATTCTGATGTAACGTTCTTAACTGTTACTTTCAATGACTTACCACGGATTAATTCAAGGAATTGATCGATAGAATTAACCTCAATTCCCTCTGGAATTTTAACTGCTTTAGCATAGCGTTGAAGTGCCCATGTTGGATATTGCAGTGTTTCTTTGTTGATCCAGATCTTATCAAAGATTAGGTTATTGCGGAATTTCTGCTGGAAGTCATCACGAATTTTAAGGCGGATGTCCAAAAAATCTGTGCCGTTCTTGCTTGCGTTCTGATCCGCCTGTGAGACGAATACCTCATACGTTCCATCTGTGATAGACGCAAATTGTTCTGCTGCTTCATAATTTACTGAAAATAGTGACATAATAAGTTACCTCCAAATATTTAACCTTTTTTGTTGAAACCATAACCAGCCGTTTGCGTATCCTTTCAAATTTCGGAACGCTTTTAATTCGGCTAGGTTCTGGCATTTGGTATATTGTTTTCCATATTTTTTGACACGGCAATATACCATTGCTTCTTCTTTTTTGACCTCGATTTCTTCACCGTTAACATTGATGAATACCATCTCTTGGTCTATTTTTGTAAGCTCAATTTCTGAGCGTTTATCATCTAAATTGATAACGATTTTTGGTTGAAAGATAACTGCTCCACAATATGGACAGCAATTATCTTTCATCTGTTCCCTCCAAAATGTCGCAAAGCATTGTTCGCAAGTTTTAGGAGATTTTTCTGCTGGTTTTTTCGTTTTTGAAAGTCCAGCTAGTGTCCAATCTCGATCGTCGTTTGGTAGCCCATGTCTAAGGTGGTTGCCTACGTGATCGATTAAAATCGCTCGCTTCCCCTCTCTGGGGTTAAGTGGTCGCATTGCGAATTGTAAGTATAGTGATAGTGATGCCGTTGGTCGTAACATGATACAGACATCTACGTTTGGTAAGTCGATTCCCTCAGTGAATAGATTGACGTTGACCATGATGGTTGTTTCGCCATTTCTAAAGGCTTGCATATACTCATCACGCACCTTTTTATCTGTCTGACCTGTAACAACTACTGCACGATAACCATTATTATTAAATCGTTCTGCGACTTTTTCAGCGTATGCCACGCTGTGGACATATACGATAGCTTGTTTACCATCTGCCAACCTCTTGTAATGGTCGATGAAGTCGCCATATTCTCCTTTGAAATCAAGAGCATCATCTATAGAGCTGTTAGTAAATTCTCCAGATCGTTTTCTTAATTTCTTCAGATCAAGGAGATTGATAGAATAGTAATCAAATTCAGATATGTTTCCATGCTCCTGTAACCACCGAATGGATTTACCAATCACTAGATCATCTGCTAGATCATCGAACCCAGCCCCGTCTAACCGAATTGGTGTACCTGTGAAAAATAATTGAGTAGCTTCTTTGAAATGTTTTAATATCGTTTGATATTGTTTGGCTTTAATGTGGTGGGCTTCATCTACTAATACCACATCGAACTTTGGGAGGGTGCCCAGTTTTCGGACTAAACTGCCGACTGTACCGATGGTTACATAGTCAAGATTGACTTCACCACATTTAAAGGTTTCTTCTACCTGCTCGTTTATTTCTTTGCGATGGCTGAAAAATAGTACGTGTTTCTGTTTATCTGTTGCGTTCTTCGCTATGTGCGACATCACAACTGTCTTACCAGATCGTGACTTTACGGAGGTGATTGAACCATGATTTTTTTGTTTCCATCAATCATCGATTTTTTAATATCTATGATTAATTCCTTTTGATAATCACGTAATTCAAACACCACTATTCATCACCCCCTTTAAACAACACCTCGACTTTACAACCTTTTCGGTTGTCCAGACGATTTTTAGCGTATACGCTGGCGGATGGTTGCAAGATGAATCCTCGCACTTCTTCGCCATCGTCTGTGGTCTTTTTAACCAGGCGGGCTACCACGTCTGTTAAACCAAGAAAGTTATTTAAAATTTTAGAGCGAATGTCTGGCATTGCCCGATTGTAGATCATGCCATTCTCGTCCGTCCATTGGTCTGATGTTTCCCACGCTGTGAATACGATCCGTTTTTTAAGCTGGAGTAATGCACGTAAACTATCTAAGATAGTGAAATCCACTCGTTGGTAATCTGCTTGTGATGGCACTCGATGGTTTTTACCATCACGACCAAGGTTAGCAAGACACGCACGGAATAGCTCAGAAACGTTATCAACTACAATTGTGTCGTATGCTTCACCAGCTCCGTTTAGCAGTTCTTTAACGACTGTTAACCATTCATCCCAAATCCTGTGTGTATCAACATCTGCGATGTCGATGTTATCGCACCCTGCCAAAACCTTAGCAGACTTGTCAATATTAATGACTAGCGTCTTACCATCAATGTATTTAATAGCGCTGGTCTTACCAAATCCGGGGTTTCCGTAGATTAAGTAACAGGCATCATCATTCGTGATTTTCGTTGCTTGTGTGATCTTCATTCGTCTTTCCTCCATCCATATACTCACTCAGAATAGCGCTCGTGTCGCACATCATTCGCACTTGTCTCTTGCGCTCTTTAAAGAGTTCCTCGACAAGCTCCTTTGGTATCGTGTGTCTGTACCGTTTTAATACTTCATTGACCGCAAGATTGATTTCTTCTTCTAGCATATTGGTATATGTACCAGTATTAATCATCAGTGAATCTGCTGTGACATTCCCAAATTTATCGTGATAGTCTGGAGCGCAGACTAGCTCGTATTTCGTGTTAACGTAAAATCTCATTGTTATACCTCATCATCATCGCCTATATATCGTCTGCCCGATCCGTACCAATGCCAAAGATCTGGATTGTAGTAGTCGATTTCATTCTCTTCGTTTTCGTCCATTTAATAGCACCCGTAAGACATTCGTATGTTCGATGTCTCTCTTTCTATAGATTTCTAATAGAGTTTCAAGCTCTTTGATTCGTTTTGCTTTCCTAAAGAACATCTGCCATACTCCAGTCATTGTCCGAATAAGAGTGTTTCCGTGCATACGCTAAATCAGCTTGAAATGCTTGGTAACCCTCATCGAATTTTTCTTGTAAATCTTCCTCATACTGTTGCATGATCGCTTCCTGTTTGGCTAGTCGTGCTTTCTTCCGTTGCGCACGTTTAAAGTCCCAGACAGCACCAGCGAAGCCTGCTACAAAGAATGTTCCTGCGATTGTCATACAAGCTAAAATATCGTTATACATGTTGTATTTCCTTTTCTAATTCCAAAATCTCGTGTACATCATTCAAATCGTACATGATGTATTTTCCTTGCTTGCGAAATTTTAAGCCTTTGCGCTTCAAGCGTTTTAGATATTCGTTGCTAAAGCCAAACATTTCTTGTAATTCTGCTTGACTTACTGGCAATAATTCTTTTTTAGCTTGCTCTTTCGCTTCGATGTAAATTTCTCTGATTTGTTCTTTGATTAGTTCTTCAATCATTGCCCACCTCGTCTTTCTGTGGTATAATCAAAGTAGTTAAATTTGTCGAGCGTTCCACTCTGTGGGGCGCTTTTTTTGAATTAAGCCACATCTTTTTGCTCAATCAGTGGTAAAATTCCTTTTTTATTTTTAAGTAAATCGTAAAGGAACAAACGTCCTTTTTGAGTCCAGTAAGTATGCATCTTGCTATAATCCTATAATCTGCATCGATTGTATGAGTTTTTGATTGAGTATAACCTTTACCTGCGTATTTTTGATACAAGAGCCAAGTATTCCCTTGTTTGAATTGAATTTTTAATTCATGGAGAATCTTATTCATTTTTTTTGCGCTCATTCCATAATCTTTTGCAATTACAGAAATTGCCACTAGCGATTTGTTTTGCAATACCAAATCATAATAAGATGCTTTAGGTTGCAATTCTTGAATGATTTGATTTTTTTGAGCAATTTCTTCTTGGGCTTGTAATCGTAGCCTACGCTCTTCTTTTAGTTTTTGGAGCGCCGCGATTGCCATATCTGGGTTATTAAGCAGATCATCAATAGCATACAAACCATGCTTACGAATAGATTTCAAGATTTCTTTGACTTTCTTTTTGAACTCTTTAGCCAGTGGCTTACGAGATTGCATAAGAACTTCATAGAGACCGTTTTCTGTTAAAAACCATACTTCTCTATTTTGACCTGAGGTAAAGATTGTTTCCCTCAGCTTTTCGTCTTCATCGACTGTGTCAATCATGATTGATGGCTTACTATGTTCAATCCACTCTGCCACATCTTTTGCGAGAAAAAGCGGTTCATCTGTTGTGCCGTATACTGTGAAGTGTTTTCCGAGAACTTCCTGCTCAGTGATTATTTGTAATTCCATACTATTCCTTTCTAATTTGGTAATTTCAGAAATTCCGAAACGTCATCCAAAAAAATATCATCGACAGAAACACTTAGAGCATTCGCTAACTTATCAATTGTGTCGTAGCTTGCTTTTCGAAGTTTTTCTACATCATTCTCGTAACTCATGATAGTCCGAGATGTAATGCCTGTCGCTTTTGCCAACTCTTCTTGCGTCATTCCTCGGAATCGGCGCAATGTTTTTAGTGTGTTTGCCATTTACTGCTCCTTTCTTGATCTTGATTCCATTATACACTTCGGTTTTTCTGAAGTCAAGTCTTTTACTTCATTTTTTTCGAATTTTTTTTCTCTTTTTATTTGTGTATGTTCGGAAAAAGTGATATTATATAGTAAAGAAAATATGAAGGGGATTTCACGTCATGGAACAAAAACAAAACTATTTTGCTTCCAATCTTAAACTTTTGCGTCAAAAATATAAAATGGAACAGATTGATCTCGCAAACAGATTAGGACGAAAAAGCTCCTCTTCTGTCAGCGAATGGGAAAAAGGGAAATACACTCCAAAAGCTGGAGTATTAAATGATATCGCTAAAATTTTTAATATTTCATTGTCTGAACTAATAACAAAAGATTTGTCTAATCCATCTGAATATGAAACTGAAACTCCACAATTTAGAGCGATTCAGCGTAAAGCTAAATCTTTAAGTGTTGAAGACCAAGAAAGATTGATTCAGTTAATGCAATTGACTTTCCAAGATGTATTAGGTGGAGGTGACGAAGACGAGCACAATTTCTAATAACATCAATTACAAAGAAATTAAAGAATCAGCCTATGATTTTTTAGACAAATATAGCAATGGTCGTTTGCCAATTAATCTTTTAGATATTATAAACAAAATTGATAATCTCCATTTGATAAAATACACAAGGTTCGCTCACGATAGGAAACTTATATTAAAAGAAGTTTGTGAACTTTTGCAAAGCGAAGACGGAGCTTTGTGGTATCAGGAGGCGACGGATACTTATATACTGCTTTACAATGATACAATAACAAATAAAGAAAGAATTAGATTTACTATTGCTCATGAGTTAGGACATTATGTATTGAAACATAACGAGAAAACAGAAAAAACCATATTGTCTCGATACAATCTAACAGAGGACGAATATAACACTTTTGAAAAAGAAGCTAATTTTTTTGCAAAGCATTTGCTCGTCCCATTCCCTGTGTTGGGAAACTATAGTCTATTTTTCCATCAAATGGATGATCGTTTTATTCGCACTGTATTTCAAGTTTCATATTCTGTGGCGAATTATGTCATTGGCAATTTAAGATCTATGAGTAGTTTTGGCCTTGTTAAGGAGGGACATAACGTCGAGAGACGTTTTGCAAAATATATTGATACTTCTCAATCTACAAGAATTTGCCAAACTTGTTACAGCAAAATCAATAGAAATTCTAATTATTGTCACATATGCTCTGCGGAACAGCATAAAGGATCTAGCACATTAGATGCTTACTTAGATAACAGAGAAAGAGAAAAGGAACGTATGCGTTATTATAAATATGTTTTGGACGAAAACGGATTTCCAAATTCCTGTCCTCGATGTGGAAATGAGGAATTGAACGGCTGTGTATTTTGCAATGTATGTGGTATTTACGTAAGAAATATCTGCTTGGGAGATTGTGGAGATAATTACGATGTCTGGGGGCATTCAATCCCTATACAAGATCAATTGGAAAAAGGTTGTGGTAAATCATTAGCGGGAAATTCTCGATACTGTCCCGATTGTGGCGGTAAGTCATCCTATTTTTTCCAAAGTTTGTTAAAAGCTTGGGATATTGAAAAAATAGAGAGTGAAGAGCTTCCGTTTTGACAGTCTTTTTTACACTTATATATCACTAATTAGTTAGGAGATTATTATGGATTTAGAACAAGCAAGATTGAAATTAAAATGTGAGCATTGCAAGAACGACATCATCTTAACATTCCACACGCAACGATGCCCTAAGTGTGGTTTTCGGTTTGATCCAGACGAAGTAAAGCAGATTTTTTATGATTATGAAAGTCACGTCGAAAACAGCAAAGCTACTCAAGTAGGGAACGCTCTTGTAGGAGCTGGGGAAGTGATGCAAGGTTGTGGGCAAGCCGTCAGCAGTCTGGGCTGTCTAATCATCATCATATTGCTACTAATCCCACTATTGCAGTTTATTTTTAGTTTATTGTAGGTAAAAACTATGATTAAAAAATACTTAACCAAAGACGGAGAGACCCGCTATATGCTCCAAGCGTATTTAGGAGTAGACCCCTTTACTGGTAAGCAAAGACGCACGACCCGTAGAGGGTTTAAAACCCAGAAAGAAGCAAAAAAAGCAGAAAGGGAACTACTGCTATCCGTGGAAGAGAATGGATTTACAGATCATTCCAGCAAGCCTACTTTTAAAGAAGTAGCTGATCTCTGGCTGGAGAGTTATGAAACAACTGTGAAGCCTACGACATACCAGAATACGAAGAATTATCTTGAAGCGATCATAGAGAATCATTTTAAGGATATCCGAATTGATAGCGTGTCCGTGGCCATGATGCAAAAGATTGTCATAGAGTTAAGTAAGAAATACATAGCTTATTTAAATTATATGTCCATCATCAATCGAGTATTTAAGTATGCTATGCATTTGGATATTATCCAGAGTAATCCAGTCGATAGAATCATACGGCCAAAGCAGCAGAAAGCTCGGAAAGAAAAAATCGCTCTCACTAAAGAGGAGTTAAACCAATTTCTCAAACTGGCAAAGAAAGATGCAAAGCCAGTCTTATACACTGCATGGCACACACTAGCCTATACTGGATTGAGACGAGGGGAATTGTTAGGTCTTGAATGGTCTGATGTCGATTTTGAAAATAAGACCATATCAATTAACAGGACGCTCGTTTCCATCAATGGCAGGCTGTCCGTCCAATCTCCCAAAACCAAACGTAGCACACGGACAATTTCATTGGACGATAGCACGGTACAGATACTCAAAGATTGGAAATTAGAACAAAAGAAACTATTCTTTAAACATGGCATCAAGTCGAGGAACATCGTCATCACGAATACCACGGGTGGATACTTCGATTTCGCCAATTTCAGAGACGACTTACAATGCTTTATTAGGAAGCACAAACTGAAACAATTTAGCGTCCATAGTTTAAGACACACGCACGCAAGCCTACTCTTCGAAGCTGGTATAGAGCCTAAGACGATATCAGACAGATTGGGCCACTCAAATATCCAAACGACACTCGATATGTACACACACTTAAATGACAAACAGCGGTCAGATGTTGCAGATCGCTTATTAAAATTTCTCGAAGCGTAGTCAAAAACGTAGTCAACACACGAAAACCCTTGATGCACAAGGGTTTTTACTTTTATAGCAAAATTTAAAAACAGTTTCCATTAGATTTCCATTAGATGTGGTTAGTTGATTTTACTATATTTTAGATATGGTCATATATTGCTCAAATAAATAAAAACGTAGTCAATAACGTAGTCATTCGATTGCCTGTGCAGTTTAAAAAAATGAACTAAAAAAGTTATTTTTTATTACTTTTTTATTGACAATCACGGTAGACCGTGATATAATATAATTAAGAAAGGAGGTAAGACCAATGAATAAAGAAGATTGGTTAAGGTTACTTGAAAAGGTCATAGACGACATACCTGAAACAGTAACCGCTATAGCTAGCCTAATAACTGCTTTAACAGTTTACAGGCAAACAAAAAAGCGTAAACCGAAAACCCGCAAAGGAAAAAGGTAAACGCTTGGAGAGTAGGAAAAAGCCCTTTCCTACTTCTCCATTTTATCATATAGAAAGAAGTTATACAATGGTTTATATAATCGCTACTTTCATAATTATCATTAACGTTTATTTATGGTTTAAAATCAATAAGGAAAAATAACAATGCGTAAAGAAATTACAGATCTATTAAATAGCGGAATCAGTACCAGTGCCGTTTCAAAAGGGGCGGACGTTCCTTGGTCAACTGTATCGGATTTACGAAAAGGGAAAACTAGCTTAGATAAGATGGCGCTATTGACTGCCGAAAAATTATTTTCATTCGCTCAATCAATTAATAAAGAGTAAAAGACAGTTTAAAGCTGTCTTTTTTATCGTCTATTACAATAGACAATCTCAAGAATTGCCGTTATAACAGAAAAAACCACTCGTTATGAGTGGTTTTAAAATATACTGCTATCTCGTTTTATTTATTCAAACGATTGTCGCGCGAAAAAACAAACTTTACAAGGAGATAAAAACCCTTTATTTCATAGTGTTTCTGGGACTTTATCTTAAACACTCACGCGAAAATCACGCGAAAATATTTTTAATCTGGAACTAGTTTCAGGAAATAAAAAAAGCCCTCCCGATCTGGGAGGGTTGTGTCTTATATGTTTATGTTTCTATAAAGTTTCCGGCCAAGGGTCATCTGTGATGTAGGACATATTGGTAAATCGTAAGTCTTCGATATCCCGATCTGTTGGAACGGGATCATCGAATTGTAAGCGTAGCTGGTTGCCGTCACCTGGCCCACCTAAATAGAATGTTCCCAAACGTTTACCCTTGTCATTGGCCATAATGCCCAGTTTTGAGCTAGTGGCACGAAAACCGACGGGTATACCGCCGACGTTTAAGATCACCACGTTTCGCTCACGGTCTGACCCTTGTGGAACGTAACTGGGCGCGCCTCGTCTTTTGATACCAAACCACCCCCAAGAGAGCCCGCCAAAGCTGATTTCTACTGTGGAGTTTACTCGCCTAAATTCTACGTAAGCGTTAGTTTGATTTGAGCTGATATTTTTCGGTTTATATTTCACGTCACCAAACAATACAGCCCAAGCGTTTTGCCCAGTCCCCGCGGTCTTTTTGATCCATTTTACCGCTCCGTTCTTCGCGGTCGTATCGATATACGTTGTTCCGATCTCCGCGTTAAGATTGTACGGGAAGCCTTGGCCCTTGAGCTCTGTCGCGACATTTTGATTCATCGGAGTGTCTGATCCTCGGTTGATAGCCTCGAGTTCCTTCTTTGTAGCGAGTTGTGTCACGTCTGGAAGTTTCGACTTGGTAATGAACGGATCGCCACCATTCGCGAGCTTGCTATCAATCAACGCGTCAAGTCCGAGTTCTAAATGCTTCTCTTTGATATTGGTCGTCATTTGACTTTGAAGCGTCGCATACGTCGGAAACAGCTCATACGCTCTCGCGGTCGTCAACGCTGACGCTTGCTTGCCTTGGATGTCTCCAATATCTCGTCCGATCTCTTGGATCGCTTCTTTTAATTTATCCATCTATCGCCTCCTTTAGAGACTGTTTTTCGCCGTGGTATAAATCTGTACGAAGTCAGTATTTTCGAGATCTGTGAATTTCTGACCGAGCTCTGTCATTTTGGAAACGATCGCGCTATCCGAACTTCCGCCCGCTTGGATCTTCTCGGCGATCTCCTTCAAAGTGTCGAGCTCTTCTGGAACGCCTTCGCCCAGAATAGCTGTTTTCACGCCTTGAATCGCTGTATCAAGTTGTTGTTGTGTGATCCCACCTTGCCCGATCTCGCTCTTTTCCGCTTTATTCGCAAGTTGTGTCTTGATATCTTTAATATCTGTTCCGACTGCTTGCGCGAATTGTGTGAGTTTTTCTGTATTTAAGCTCATTTTTTCTCCTTTTAAATTTTAGCTAGATTGTATAACGTAGTTAAATCTGGCAACTCTTCCGCCTGTGTTCCGTTTGGATGTTCGGCAATATACTTGTCAATTTCAGTTTTAACATCGTTCTTGACCAAGTCCAGTAACTCACTGCTTGTATATTCGTCAGCCGATGCCACGACTTCCAGCGTGGTTCTGCGGTCACTTGGGAATACATACCCACCCGCTACGACTTCCACGGTATATAGACCGATAGGTAGCGGTTTAGCAAGTTTAAACGTGATGCTAGCCCCTTTTACAGTCGTATCTATATTTACCTTGCCATTCGCATTATATAGCGTTATTTTGGCTTCTGTGCCGTTTAATTCTTCTACTGGCTTGTGGTCTTCGTCAAGTAGTTTGTACTCAAAGAGTGATGCACTATCACCCTGCTTGACGATTTTACCACCGCAAAATTGCTTTAGGTTTGTTGAGTTTAATCTCACGTTCCACCTCACAATCTAGGCGAATGAGCCGAAGTCTGTGATACGCTTACCATTCTGCGATTGACCTACTGCCACATATCTGCGATTGCCAGACCCTGCGATATACGTGATCCAGATATAACCGTCATTATCTAACCAGCCGTCATAGTTGATAACTTGACCAGCGGTATAGACTGCCACAATCTCACCTAAAAGCCCAGCAGAAGCCCGTACATTGAGCGCAGATACTTCTACGGTAAATGTACCGACTTCTTCGTTAAACTCGCTAGAATCGACTGTAAGAGGCTCTGACGGATCGATAGGTGTTACTTCCGCTGATTGCCCGTCAACTGGGAAATAAAACCAGCCTACGATACCGTTGAAATCACGGGTGTTATACCGTGCTGGGCCACCCACATAAAGGCTGTCAGCGTTACCGTCAATATTCTGTTCAATAGTGTGCATGGTATAACCGTCACTATCTTCGATCACAATGCCAGTATGGCCGTAAGAATGGCCGTAAATGTATGTCGTATCCATGACGAATACAGCACCAGCCCGTGGATTGACACCGACTGCATCATATACGACTTCATAGCCTAATCCTGCAGCAGAATTTAACAGATCAATAGCATTGCCCCAGAGCGCCTTACCAAAGAAATTGGTAGAAATAGAGTTTGGCAAGTCTACGCATTGAGTTCCGTATGCTCCATCCGCATCCGTTCCGATACCTTGGTTAGCCAGACTTTCCGCATATCCTAAAATGTCATTTAAAGTAGCCATTTACTGCTCCTTTCTAAAATCAAAAGCGACCACCCAGAAATAGATAGTCGCTAGTAGAAATATGTTAATCTTGGCTAGGTTCTTCATATCCCAATGCACGGTTACTGTCACCAAGTCCAGCGGTTGTAGGGTCGTTGACCACTCCGACAAGTACAAAGAACGCAAACAGCACATTGACGAATACCAAGATTTTATCAATGGTTTGTCCAAATTCTAGCTTGATCCCGAAGATATCAGCAAAGGCTTGGAAGAGCAATGCCAAGGCTGGCACGAGTGCAAGCCAAAAGTTTTTGTTTTTGATACGTACTGACCAGTTAATTTTATTCATGTTAATTCCTCACATCTAAATTATTGTATTTTTTGTATAGGGCATCAATGTATCCATTGCCACCCAATTTCTTGTAACTCTTGTGCATTTTGTGAATGATGTCACTCTCGTGTACCGTGGTATATCCACGATCAATAGCAGTCGTGATGTCACGCTCTAGCCTTAAATACATCGTGACTAGATGTGCTTCATCATGTACCTCTAACTTCTCATTCACTTCATCGATTTTTCTGTTATTATCCTCGCCCACTGACTTAACGGTTTCAACCGTCCTATGGATTGTGCCTAATTCATCTTTCAGCTCATTAAATTGTTCTTTATTGAGGTTAGCAGATTTGCTAGCTTTCATCCCAAACCAGCCAGTGGCAATCACGCCAAATGTTGGGGCGAGGTGTGCAATCAAATCAGAGAATGTCACCCAATCACCCCGATTCTACGCTAGTGGTTGAGTTTCTAATTCGCTTGTTTCTCGTTTTGGCTCTGTCCACTTCCAAATGCCTAGTTTCCCGTTTTGGTGAAGTGATTCCAATTGCTCAAGCGTTTCGCCTTGATAAGTAAACGGTTGATTTACTTGGACCATGACGCGCTTGCCTTCGCTAAACTTCTCGATATGGTTTGGATCTTCGATTGCAAAGATCGCTTGTGCTGGATAAGTTGTACCAGTTTTTCCAAGATTGACCAATTCAAGGCCACGTTTGAATACTGTCGGATCCAGCGGATTGTCTACGTCAGTAACGCGAGCAAGTACGCTCCATTCTGCCACATCTTTCACCTTTTGGATCTCTTCGTCTTTTTTAGCGAGCTTCGCTTCGTAGTCTTGGGCTTGCGTGTGTAAGTCCTCTTGCAATTTCTTCACGCCCTCGGCCGGGTTTAGCTCGGTCGTTACTTGACCTAACACCGCTTGGATCAAGGTTTCATCTGACTCGTTGGTACGGTCACCAATTAAAACGCGCTCAAAGGCTGTGTAAGGATTGTTTGAACGGATTGATACGAAAGTACGGCCTTCTTCTTGCAAGTATTTGTTAATGATTTTAAATTCCATAAATTTATTTACCTTCTTCTAATTTTTGAGAGGCCTCATCAAAGAGGCTTTTGAGTGCTTCGTCACTGTCCAAAACGTCGTTAAACTTGCTCAATAGCTCGTTTACGCGCTTGTATTCCTCGTTCGCTTCCTCGTATAAGACCTTATAGTTTGAGGCCTCTACGATTGAGTTTGCGAGTTTCTGCGAGATATCATTTACGATTTTATCTACTGTGTTCATTTATGCTCCTTTACATATTTACAGGGTACAATCCCGGATGTCCAAGATTGCTCCGGCTGAACCAATCGTTTATTTTTCTGAAATTTTGGTCAATGTAATTAAACCAACCCACCAATGAGTGCCCGTGTAACAATATATCATCAACCCCAGATATATTATTATTGACTGTGTTGATAGCGATTGACTGTTTATCATTCGAGTTATACATAAATTCGACCAAGTCGCCATAGATATTGACCGCTGTCGTGTTATCATTCGCGTTCCAGATTTGGATACCAGCCGAACCATCGTCCATCGCGACTCGCTTCCAAGAGTTTGACATTAAGGCCGTATATGACGCTTCCTTGCCATTGATCGCACCTTCACCGAAAACAAGATATTGTAACGGTTTATTTCTGAATTGATTTCTAATACCGACGTTAGCGTTATTGATATCAATCCAGCCGGTTTGTAAATCAAAGTCAGTCACACCATTCAAAGACGATAGCTTACCACCTTTGATAATGTTTGCCGTCAGCCCGTCCGATACAATATTCTTGGCTGATACGTTGATAAGCTGTGCTTTGCTCGCGTCAATTTCTCCGATGTGAGCCGTACCGATCTGCGCTTCGCCAATCATGGACTTTTTAATGACTCCGTCTTTGATGATTGTTTTTTCACCGACAGAAAGCAAGCCCTCATTGATTCGGACAGACCCGTCCGGGTTTAGATTTAACTGTCCCAGCACGTCACCCGCGCTGTTGAGGTTGCGAACCGACCACGATCCCGCAAGCTGTGTGACTTGCGTCCGTGTAGCTTCCGCCGTTTCCTTGGCTTGTCTGGCCTGCTCCGCGACTTGAATTGCCTTGGCCTGTGCGTCCTCGGCTTTTTCTGACGCGTAGCTTGATCTTGCTGTCGCTTGATCTGCTCTTGCTTGCGCTCCGACTGCGAGCTGTTTAGCTTCTGCCGTCTTGTCAGACACTTCACCGATCTTTGTGGTCAGTTCTGAGCCTAGTTCTTTCGTCTTCGCAAAGGCGTCGTCAAATTGACTAGGCTTATACGGGCCTGTGCTTGATCCACGAACCAAGATAGGTTCCTTAAATTCTACCCAGCCATTCTTGGACAGGAAGATATAAAACGGATAGTTACCGTCATTGCCGAAGGCAAAATCTTCTTGAACCGTAAAAGTTTTTTGAAATTCTTGCCATTCGTTTAGAGGTGGCCGTTTTTCACCGATATTAGACCATAAAAGGGTTTTATTCAATCCGTGGTTTTTTACGTTAAACGCAAATGATACGTCTGGATATTCCTTAATACGGTATTTAAATCCTAGCGTGTATGTTTCACCGTGATAGATTTTTTTAACGTAAATTGGGAGTGTAAAACCAGACCAGTTGTAACCAGTAAGGCCTTGCGCTTTGATTGTAAAAGTACCATCGTTAACAGATACACTTGCGTTTGGGTTGTTATTCCCAACTAGCGTATTCTTATCCATCGTCATGGAATCCACAATCAAGTTGTTGTCGTCTGTAACGTACCGGCCAACTTCGGTTTGAAAGATCTCACTAGACATTACAAGCCGCGAAAGCTTGTCTGGCGCGTCTGTTTCAGTCGTGCCGAGAATGCGTTCATAGAGCTTGTTCGATTCAGTGAGCTTGTTAAATTCTACGGTTTGCGTTGCGATCTTTCTGGAAAGACCGATTAAATCTTGACCCATGTCGTTTTGCACACGATCCAACGCGTCAAAATCGCCTTTTGTTGTGAAGTTTCGAGATACTTTGGACACAATCTTACTATAGATCGTGTCACCGTCAACGCTCTTTACACCTTCCGTGACTTTGTTTTGCAAGTCCGGGCTACTTAGAATCTGTTGTTTGATCTGGTCCGATAGCTTGCTAGTGTCTGGTAGCGTTCCGGCTTTCTTTAGGGCTTCTTCCGCCTTTGCTTCGGCTTGTGCGATTGCTTGGTTTGTTGAGGCTTGAGCGTCCGAGATCTGTTTATCAACCTCTTTCTTGACCTTGTCAATATCCTCTGTGTCGATCCGTTTCTCCCACTGAGATCCGTTCCAGACATACATTCGGTCATATAGACCGTTCTTTTCAAACCAGATATCACCGACTTTATGCTCGTTATTATCTGGGCGACTGTACCAGACTTTATTTCCTTGAGCATTCAAGAGATAATCTGGCAAGGTGTTTACCAGCCGTTGTTGATTGCTGGCCAGGTCGTCAATCTTACCGGATAGGTTGCTAGTCATGGAAGATTTAAAGCCATCACCGATAACTCCGACCTCGACACTGTCATTCTGCTCTAGCAGTACATCATAGACGATGGTTGTCAACTTGGCATCTTCACTGGTAAGCCCGATCTGAGGATAATAGACGGGTACGATGTCACAAAGTTCAGCTTCTTCTAAAATCTGGGTAAGTTTATAATCAAGCGTTTTTGATAAGTCCACATACTCGATTTTAGTATTGATTTTGGGGAGTCCTAGACGGTTATTAATTGCGTATTCTTTAGCAAGTCTGCGCAATTTGTCAATCGTTGGTACTTCCTTGTCTTTAAAGTTAGAGGAAAAATCAACGATCAAAACCCGTCGCTCATTATACAAGCCAATATAAGGACCGTCTACATACTTCTCGGGTAGCTCAACTGTTACTTGTTGACTAGTCGCTCCACCCTCACCAGTTCCTTGATTTTCCGGGGTGTAGGTAGCGTAAGGATAGACGCTGGTATAAGCACCCTCAATATCCTGGTCGTCTTCTGCTCGCAGGATATTGCGACCATATTCCAGGACAATAGGGCTTTTACGTCCTAGTTGTTTATGCAGTCTGATAACAGTATTATCAAACTCATATTCACCACCCCAAACATCAAGGATTGAGCCTTTGACACCGCCCAGGGCATCACGCGCCGTCTTAAAGTCTGCGATATTCCAGCTTGTCTTTGAGGTTAGATCAATATCGGACCATGTATCAAAGCGAATACCGCCCAGGGCATTTAAAGCCCAGATAGCCAAGGCCGACTGAGCTGTCCCTGTAGCGTTGGTATTATTCCTAATAGCCATCTTTTCGGTCAAGTGGCTGATATGTTTGGCATAGATCTTTAAGATACCTGTGCTGTCTTTGGAGATACGCGAGATAAAAAAAGTCTGATTTTTGGTTCTCAAACCAGCATCAGACTTGATCCGCATATCGTTTTTAAACGTGCCAGCAAGCGGGCCACTAGCCGGGTACTCGATGTAAAGAGTATAGTTCCCGTTCCGTTCCCGTGTGACTTGTGCCTTTGTCGCGTCAATCTCTCCCAGGCCGTAGGTTTCAAACGCTGTTTCGTTTGCATTATAAAGAATAGGTCTCATAATTTGACCCCCCAGTTTGGAATAACGAACACTTCAAAGTTACCGTCCCAGCTTATAAGATTACGTCCATAGTCAAAGTACGGCATCTGAAATTGAGGGGAACGAACCACCTTATCCCACGCTTGCAAGTTGCCAGAGAATACTTGGTTCGCTTGCATATCCAGCGTGATCTTATTCTGTACCGCCTTTAACTTGGTCTTGCGTCCGTTGATTGTAAGTGTACAGTCACCCGACCCCACTAGTGTGATGATAGGCTTTGCGTTAACGTTACCCAAGCCATTGATCGCAACTCCGTTTGTTAGTTTTTGAGTAGTGCGTCCTTGCTTATAGAATTTGACTGGATAGGTCAAAAAGTTCAGTTTGACTTTACCAAACTGCTTCATAAGGCTTGACACTTCGAAAGTCTCGATAAATGCTGACCGGTAGATAAAATCTGGGTCCCAGGATAGGGTCAAATCTTTATAGCCATCTACATTGAGCCAGTTACTGATATCACTCTCGGCATCTGTGAGCTTACGATTTGAAAGTACGGTACAAGGCAGTTCGATAGTAACCGATTTAAGACGGTTCTTTGAGATCAATAGATCACCATCGCGACCAGGGACCGCTACTGTTTCTACGTCGCTACCAGTGGAACTGATAATATAGTCGCTGGTCACCCGTAGACCGTGAGTAGTGCTTGAAACACCGTTAAAAGTAAAACTTCCCATTAAGCCATTCTACCTCCTTCCAAATTCGTATAGTAAGCAAGCTCACGCAAGAGCCTGCGCATATTTTCCGGACTAAAGAAATTATCATTAGCCGTACCGTTTGCGTTAAGTGTATAGTTGTTTGTCACGTTTGAGCTTGAGCTTCCACCGCCTGCATATCCAAAGCGCGTAGCTAGTGTATCAGTAAGACCACTTACAAGATCACCGCGTCCTGGCAAATTAAAGCCAAAGCCGTCAGTATATTTCTTACCGGATTCAACTGTCTTGTTCGCGAGGTCGGTCATTGAGTCGTCGACATAGTAGCCGTATTTTTCAATACCTACTGCCATACCTTCTGGGATAGCGCGACCGACTTGATCTCTAAAGACTTTCGATGGCGAGTTAATAGCCAAAGCAGACCGAGCTGCTGCCACAGCTCCGAATGCAATGCTTGATGCTGCTGATGCAACTGCTCCAGCCATCGCGTAGATACCGCCCATCATACCCTCGCCAATAGACATACCGGCATTATATCCGCCGTTGTATCCGCCGGACATACCGTTATGTGCTGACGCTTTAAGGTTGCTAGACGCGTTAAACACTGCTCCGTTGTGACTCGCTACACCGCTAGTAACACCAGTACCAAATTGTGATCCGGCATTTCTACCGTCGTGGCCTAATGATCTAACAGATGCATTAATCATCATCTTCATTGCATTAGACGCACCGGTAGCAATACCTTGCGACGAATTGATACCACCACCGATACCAGTTCCGAATTGCGAACCGTACTGCTGGCCATTCATCGACATCGCGAGGAATTGAGCAGAAATAGCAAGGTTCATCGCAGACGCTGCACCAACAGCAACCTGCTGGCCTACACCAATACCAAGTGCGATACCAGAGCCAAATTCTGACCCTTTAGCCTGCCCATCGCTGGCCATGCCTGCCATAGTAGCAGTAGCGTTTGACTTGAGGGTGTTAGCTGCACCTTGCACGACATCGGACCGGCTTAATACACCATCGCCGACGCCAGCGCCAAGCTCAGCCCCTTTTGCTTGACCCTCACCGAATAAGTTCGCTAGAACACCTAGAGAGGCATTTTTAAGGCCGTCAACTGCTCCCTGGACTGATCCTTGGTTCTCTGTGATACCTTGAGCATATCCACCGCTCACTTGTGATCCGCTGTACTTGGCTTCCGTTGGCAAGTTGTTAAATGCCTGCTTAGATGCCTCTGTGACTTCTGATGCTGCCTGTTGGACATCGCCTTTTCCAGACCGCATACCGTCGCTTACTTTTTGAGGAATTTCACGGCCTTTAACTTCAAAGCCTGCATCGGCGAGTGCGCTTCTAAACTCATCACCGATTGCGGTCACCATGCTCTCGATTTCGGGTGGTAACTCTTGACCAGTTGCCCGAATACCACGGAGGAAGCCTTCCTTGGCTTTATCTCCTGCCTCGGTCCATTTACCGTTGAGCCGTCCTAACTGCTCATCGGACGCATCTACAAGGGCCTGCGTTTGGTTGGCCATTTTAGGACCAGCCTGGCGCATTTGCTCGATAAGACCTTGGTCTAGTCCACGTTTAGCGAGTGTTTCAAGGTTTTGCGACCACTTATCAACCGCGTCGATGTTTTTCTGCAAGTTAGCGGTCATTTGATCTGCAGATAAGGCTGTCTGTTGCTCGATAGCCTGGAACGCGTTCTGAACTTCACCTTTGAGATTTGCGAACTCTTGTTGCATCATC